ACGATGATGCCGCCGACGCCGGCGGCGCCGTCGCCGTCCCAGGTGTTGATGTGGGGGGTGTGGGGGAGCTCATCGAAGGGGGTGTTGAGGTAGTTGGTGGACAGGATGCGGTAGGTGTCGAAGGGCCACCAGACGCCGGTGGGGGCGGCGGCGGCGTGCAGGATGTTTGCTGGGTCGATGAGGGTGTCGGCGTCGGCGATGATGACGGTATCGGTTTCAGCTTGAGTGACGGCGTTGTTGCGGGCTTGAGAGAGGGAGAAGATTTCGCTGTCGGAGTCGGCGGTGATGATGGGCCAGCCGAACTGTTCCCAGAACTGGATGACGCGGTTGAAGGGCGTGATTCGGGAGGGGCTGGGGCGCCAGGGGATGCACACGGTGGCCCGGATCGAATTGGTGTATTGATCAGCCATATTGGGGGATTATCGCCGATATCGGTGTCATGTTCGGGGAGATCGCCGGGTTGGGCGCATAATTTAGGCCATGACATCGGATGCGCTGTCTGGGGTGGGGCCGGCGGAGTTGTATGGGCGGCGGTTGGAGGATTTGCTGGCCGCGATTTGGGGGGATGCGATGGCGGGGGATCCGAAGGTGGTGGAGGTGGCGCGGCGGGTATTGGCGCAGCAGGCCCGGTTTTACGGGTTGGATGCTGATCCGGGGCCGGTGCCCCCGATCGGGGATACCGATTTGGCGGTGGGGGATGAGTTGGCGGGGTATCGGAAGCGGTATGCCCGTAAACGGGGCGCTAAATGACGGCTAGCTGCACTGCTAGGTCGCGGGTGGTGGGGTCAACCAAACCGCGGTTGTTTACCCCGCCGATGGATGGGCATGTGGGCCGTAACAGGACGCCGACCAAGGCATGGTCGTGGGGGTATGACTGTATCGATTTTCTGCAGAACTGCGCAGGCTGGACGTTGCTGCCCTGGCAGAAATGGCTTTACATCCACGCTTTGGAGAAAGGTGCGGGGCAGGTCGGTTTCCGGTTTCAGACGATTGTGGTGTTGATGAGCCGGCAGAACGGGAAATCGCAGTGGCTCAAGGGGCTGGGGTTGTGGCGGTTGTTCGCGGACGAGTTCGGGCAGCCGCAGCGGGGGTGTCCGGGCGCGAAGATGGTGTTGTTGGCGTGTCAGAACTTGGATTATGCGGAGTCGATGCTGAAGGAAGCCGCCCACGATATTGCGGAGAATCCGCGGTTGAGTGGGGAGCTGGTGAATCATCGGGTGGCTAATGGGCAGAACCGGATTGATTTGACGAATCGCCGCGAGTGGCGGGCGGTGGCCGCGACGCGCCGCGGCGGGCGGTCGCTGGCGGTGGATATCGCGATGCTCGATGAATTGCGGGAGCATATTAGTTGGGATGCGTGGGAGGCGATTGTGCCGACGACGACGGTGCGCCCGTATTCGCAGATTGTGTGCTGTTCGAATGCGGGGGATGCGCGTAGTGAGGTGTTGCGGACGTTGCGGGATGGGGCGCTGGCCCGGATTACCAGCGGGGATACCGAGGCGACGCGGGTGGGATTGTGGGAGTGGTCGGTGCCGATCGACGCCGATCCGCGGGATGAGAGTTTGTGGTATTTGGCGAATCCGGCGATGGGGGTTTTGAATACGTTCGGAATCGCGGATTTGCGGGGGTATTTGGAGGCGCAGCAGTACCGGAATATGCCGGGGTTTCAGACTGAGCATTTGTGTCAGTGGGTGGATGCGCTGGCGCCGGGGATCCTGCCGGCGGAGCATTGGGTGGAAACCCTGGACGGGGCGAGCCGGCGGGCGCCCGGGGCGCCGCTATTTGTCGGGGTGGATGTGAATTATGCGCGCGGGTCGGCGTATGTGGCGGTGGCGGCCGCCCGCGCGGATGGGGCTTTGCATGTGGAGGTGATCGCGGGGGCCGGCGGTACGGATTGGGTGATCGATTGGCTGGCGGCCCGTAAGGATGGGTTTGCTGGGATCGCGCTGCAGAAAACGGGGGCGCCGATTTCGGGGATGATCCCGGAAATGATGGCGGCGAAGCTGCCGATCACGGTGATCCCGACGGGGCTTGAGCTGCAGACGGCGTGCGGTCTGCTCTATGACGGGATTTCGGAGCACAAGATTTTTCATCGGCCAGCGCCGTTGCTGGATCGGGCGGCGGCCTCGGGGGTGGGCCGCCCGGCCGGGGATGCGTGGGTGTTTGACCGGCGTAACAGCCCGGTGGATGTGGCGCCGCTGGTGGCGGTGGCGGCGGCGGTGTGGCTGGCGAACTATACCCCGGATGTCAAGCACCCGGCGTGTCATGTGTGGCCCGATGAGGAAGTGCTAGCAGCATGGCAGAAAGAAGAGACCGAGATTGAGCAGGACCGCCGACTGGAACAAGCATGGATGATGACTCCCACGTGACCCCGATCGGCGCCCGGCTGGGCACCCAGCGCCTGCATAACCCGTCGCCCGCCGGGCCGCCCAGCAAGGCGGTTAAGTCGGCTGCCGCCCCGATGCTGCCCGCGCCGGGCTCCCCAATCCCCCGCCCGGCGCGGGTCACCCAACTGGGATCCACGATCGTCGAGTTGGTGGGGATCAGCGCGCTCACGGTGGGCTGCTATCTGATCCTGCCCGCCATCGGGCTAATTGTGGCCGGGCTCGCGCTGATCCTGCTCGGAATCGCGATGACCCGATGAGCATCCTGGCCCGCCTCCTCAACACCCCCAGCAGCGGCGGTGATGGTGTGGAACATCGGGCGCTGACCTCAAGCGCGTTCGTCCCGCCTCCCCAGGTCGGGGTGATCGACGACTTCGTCGGGGTACACCGGGCGATGGCCAACATGACCGTCTACGGCTGCGTCCGGTTGCTGGCCGACACCATCGCGTCGCTGCCGTGGAAGGCTTACCGCCGCGACAAGAACGGGGTGCCCGTCGCGCTGGACCCCCAGCCCGCCCTGATCAAACAGCCGATGCCAGGTTTCGACCTTTTTCAGTGGAAGTGGATGGTGATCGCGAACCTGGCGCTGCGCGGCAATTCCTATCACCTGATCACCAGCCGGGATGGGGCGGGGTGGCCGACGGCGATGCTGCCGCTGCACCCCGATATCGTGTTCCTCGAGCGCCGCACCGACATCCTGACCTGGTTTGACCCGATCTACCGGGTGATGGGTGAGCAGGTCAACAAAAACGATATTTGCCATATCCGGCGGTTCACTATGCCCGGCGAACCATGGGGACTGTCCCCGATCCGCCAAGCCGCGGTCGCGATCGGGTTGTCGCTGGCCAGCGAAGAATACGGCTACCGGTATTTTCGCGAATCGGCCAATCCGACCGGGATGCTGATGACCGATCAGAATCTGGATCCTGACGCGGTGGAACGCCAGCAGCAGAACTGGATCGCTTCGCACGGCGGCCGCCGACTGCCTGCCGTTTTGACCGGCGGCTTCAAATGGGCGCCGCTATCGATCGCCCCCGACGAATCCCAGTTCTTGGCGACCCGCGAATTCCAGCGGACCGATATTTGCATCATGTTCGGGGTGCCGCCGGTGCTGATCGGCGACACCAAAGCCACCACCGCGTGGGGCACCGGCATCCAGCAGCTCACCCAGGGCGCGGTCACCTACACGTTCCGCCCGTGGACGGCGTGCATCGAACAAACCATCTCCGACCTGCTGCCCCGCGGCCAATACATCAGCTTCGACTTCGACGCCCTCCTCAAAGGCGACATCGACACCCGGTTCAAGGCCTACCAAGTGGCGATCAACACCGGCTGGCTGTCCCGCAACGAGGCCCGGGGCAAAGAAGAAATGGAACCCAAACCCGAGCTCGACGACTTCCTCGTCCCGGTCAACATGGCGCCCGCCGGTCACAACCCCACCCTGACCGCCGCCCTATCGGCGCACGGCACCCCGGGGGAGAAACCGCCGACCAATGAACCGTCCCAACCGCCCCGCAACGGGCAACCCGTAGGGAGCATCACATGATCAGCCACGCCAACCGCGCGAAAATCCTCGACGTCCACGAAACCCGGGCCTGCGCGCGCCCTTTCGAATACCGGCAGGACGGGCCCAGCGGGAAGATCGTGGTGGAAGGCTACGCCGCCACCTACGAGCCCTACGAGGTGTACGGCGGCCCCGATAAAGGTGGCTGGACCGAACAGATCGAACGCCACGCCTTTGACGTCACCCTGGCCACCAGACCCGATCTGGTGCTGCTGGTCAACCACGAAGGCTATCCGCTGGCCCGGACCACCACCGACACCCTGCAAGTCAGCCGCGACCACCGCGGGCTGCGGGTACGGGCGCTGCTGGATCCCGGCGACCCCGACGTGCAGCGGCTGATGCCGAAACTGCAACCCCAGGCCAACGGGAAATCCAACATGGACGAAATGAGTTTCGGGTTCAGGGTCAAAGATCAGGTCTGGGACAATTCCTATACCCATCGCACGATTACCGAACTCTCTTTACAGAAAGGAGACGTTTCGATCGTGAATTACGGGGCAAATCCCACGACGAGTGTGATGATCTCCGATGCGGTGGATGCGCTGGCGGCGTTGTCGCGGGAGGACAGTTTGGAGCTCCGCAAGATTGATCCGGCCCGGCTGGGGGCGGCGCTGACCAATTTAGCCGAATGCCGCGCCGATGACGGGAAGTCGAAGAAACCTTACGGCGACGTCAAATACGCCGACCCGGGCTACAAAGACGGCGTCAAGCGCTATCCGATCGACACCGAAGCTCACGCCCGCGCCGCCTGGTCTTACATTAATATGCCGAAAAATCAATCGGGGTACAGTTCTGAGCAGCTCGCCAGCGTCAAGGGCCGCATCAAGGCCGCCCTCAAACGGTTCGGTGTCGACGTCTCCGAAGACAAGAAGTCGGTGCCCTACAGCGCGCCCACCGCGCCCGGATTCAGCCGCGCCGACATGCCGCACATGATGCCACTCGGGCCCGGTGACCCGAGCGCTGTGCCGTATGACAAAGAGGACGACGACGACGAAGAGGACGACATCGAAGGCTGCGACGAGGAAGCGTTCGACTGCCCGGGCAACGACATGATTACCGTGGGCCCGCTCGCCGCAGCATTGCGCGCCACCATCACCGAAGCCTACAAACTGGCCACCGACAACGACGAATCCACCGTCACCCTGCTCGCCAAGGCCGCTGAGCTGCTCGACCGCGCCGCCCACGACACCGAATCCGACATCGACTTCGCGCTACGCCAAGTCCGCGACGCCGCCCAGCCCCGCGGGCTGCGCAGTCTCGGCGAAGCCCTCGCCGAACTCACCGGCGTGTCACAACCCCCCACCTGGCGCGCCGCCAGTTAGCATCACAGGTTGATAGTCGCCGAGCCCGGCACGGGTGGGCGACAGATCACAACGCCCGGCACGGGCACAGGCCGGCACGGCCAGCATCCCACCATGCCCTCATCCGAAAGGCCTATTGCCATGGCTATTACCGACGCCGTCGACAGCTCGTCGATGGAAGAATTCCTCAAGCGACTCATCGAACAGCGCGCCACCTTCACCGAGAAACGCGGCAACCTGCAACACAAAGCCGAAGCCGTCCTCATGGTGGCCCGCGAAGCCCGCCGCGACGGCGACGCCCTCTTGCCCGACGAAGACGCCGAAGTACGCCGCTACGTCGACGAAATGAAAACCCTCGGCCAAGACATCGAAGGCCTCGACACCCGCATCCAAGAAATCGGCGAAGAAATCAAACGTTCCGGCCAGATCAGCGCCAACCTCGCTAAAGTGCGGCACACCGAACGCGCCATCGTCCACGTCAAAGAGTCTGCCGTCTACACCAAAGAAAACCGGCACCAGCGGTCTTACGTGAACGACCTGATCAGACTCACCCTGAACATGGACAACGACGGCGAAGCCCGCCGCCGCCTCATGGGCCACGCCCAAGACGTCGCCACCGGCCCGGACTACCAGGAGTACCGCGACATCAGTCGGGTCGACGGCTCGGGCGGTTACGCGGTGCCGCCGGCGTGGCTGATGGATCAGTACGTGACGTATGCCCGCCCTGGACGGGCGTTCGCCAACGTATGCCAGCGGCTAACCCTACCTGGCGGTACAGATTCAATTAACGTCCCCAAGATGTTAACTGGTACGACGGTGGGGCTGCAGACCGCGGATAATACGACAGTCTCCGAAACGAACCTCAGTGATACCTTTATCCCCGCTCCGGTAAGGACCATCTCCGGGCAGCAAGGTGTCGCAATCCAACTCATAGACCAATCACCGATTGCATTTGATGATGTCGTGTTTCGGGATTTGGTGGCGGCGCACGCCGCGGTCCTCGACCAGCAGGTGATCAGCGGGTCCGGGGCGTCCGGCCAGGTGCTGGGTGTGGTCAACACGCCGAGCATCATCAGCATCGCGTCGGCCGGCGTCACCGTCGCCAATATTTACAGCGCGATCGCTAACGCGGTCCAGTCGATTCACACGCAGCGGTTCTTGCCGCCCGAAGTGATCGTCATGCACCCCAGACGGTGGGGATTCTTCCTGTCCCTGCTGGACACGCAGCAACGCCCATTGGTGCTTCCCCAGGCGAACAACCCGTACAACGCGGTCGGTATCCTCTCGGATGTTGATTCGCAGCAGGTGGTCGGGCACATGCATGGCTTGCCCGTCGTGACAGATCCGAACATAGCTACCAACTCGGGTGCTGGGACTGAGGACATTGTTTATGTGATGCGGTCCTCTGACCTCATATTATGGGAATCGGGGATCCGCGCGAGGGTGCTGCCGGAGACGAGAGCGGCAAATTTGACAGTACTTCTGCAAATTTATAATTATTTGGCGTTCACCGCCGCGCGTTATCCCCAGGCTGTGGTAACCATAACGGGTCTGACAGCTCCTACTTTCTGACCCCGACACGCCGCTAGCCCACCGGCCTCCTGTCAGGTCGGTGGGCTAGCCTGTCTTAGGCTGACAGGAGCCGAGATGTCACAGGTTACCGACGGCGATCAAATGTCGTTTGATGATTTAGATGAATCAGATGACGCGTTTGGCGAAGGTGATTGTCCGTGGCTTGTTCCGACGCCACTAGGTTCTCATCCGAGGTTTGTGGGGGGTCGGCCTTCTTTAGTGGGGCAGAAGATCGGGCGCCTGACAGTAATTGCGTTCGCTGGATCGAATGGGCGCGAGCAGCGCCTCTGGAAATGCGAGTGTGAATGCGGGAATGTCGTAGAAGTCCCCACCGCAGCACTTAACAACGGCAACACTCAATCATGCGGCTGTCTTCATTTGGAGACAATGACCGCGAACGGGTACAGCTTGAAGCATGGCCAGTCGAACACATATACCTACCGAAGTTGGGTGGCGATGAGGGTGCGTCTTCGAGAAAATCCACGTTATGTCCACGTTACTATGGATCCGCGGTGGGAGGAATTTAGTGCGTTCTTCGCTGATATGGGTGAGCGACCAGCCGGTACAAGCCTTGACCGGATTAACAACAAATTGGGATATTGGCCGTTTAACTGCCGCTGGGCGTCACCGCCTGAGCAGATAAACAATCGGAGCAATAGTCGTGCCATTACTTTTGATGGCCGAACTCAATCACTCGCTAGATGGGCAGAAGAATATGAAATATCTTACGACCTGCTATTCGATCGTCTTGGCCGGGGATGGCCTGTAGAGAAGGCGCTGACAACCCCGCGACGCGGTGAGCGCGGCTCATCGCGTGGTGATACCGGCTTGTGAGGGGTTTCGGGGTTACCATGCCCGCATGGTAGGTAAAGATTCTGTTGGTGAGTTGGGTGTGATCAAGGTGCCTCCGGGTGCGTTGACCACACCATGCACGTTGCTGGCGTTGCATAACTGGTTGCTGTCGGCTCATGCGTCGGCGCCGGGGGTTGGTGCTGCGTCGAATGTGACGACGACGGCGACGTCTATCGCGGTGGCCTAATGTCGGCGCCGGCGGCCGGGCGGTTTGGGCGGATGCCGCCGCCGCCGCCCGGGAAGATGTGGGTGCGTAATCCTGATACGGCGTGGAAGTTGTCGGTGATGGATGCGGTGGAGCGGTATACGGCGGTGGGGGTGTTGGTGCCTGAGCATTTGGAGGTGTTGGCTCGGGGGATTGGGCCTGATGTTCCGCCGGATGCGGTGGAGTTGGTGGATTCTGATTTTGGGGTGCCGTTGCCGCCGTTTGCGAGCGCTGAGCCCGCCGGGCCGGTTGTCGCCGAGGAGGTTGAGGTTGAGGTTGCTGAGCAGGAGGCCGGGTTGTGGGCCCGCGAAGAGGAAACCGGCCCGGATTTGGAAGGGTGGACAGTCGCCGAGCTCAAAGATGCTCTGGATCAGTTGGGGATCGATTACCCGGCCAGCGCCCGCAAGCATGAGCTGATCGGCTTGTTGCAGGAAGCTGAAACCCCCGAATGACTGCCCCGCCCAGTCCGCCGCCGCCGGTCGCCCGCGATCCGTATCCGCCGCTGTGCGATCCTAATGATCCGGATTGGGCGGCGTTTCAGGCGCAGGATCCGAAGTATTTTCTGGCGGTGGCCGGGGCGCGTATCCGCGCCTACTGCGGCTGGCGGATCTACCCGAACGACACGAACACCGTCGATAAGCTGCGGGTGAAAACCAATGGGCGGATCATGCTGCCCAGCCTGTATGTCACCGATGTGGCGTCGGTGACGATCGAGACCGGGATCGATACCAATGTGGTGTTGGACCCGGAGATGTATACGTGGTTTCAGACGGGGTGGGTGCAGCCGATCGGGTTGGCGACGGGCTGGTGGTGGGGGTCGTATTCGGGGTATTACTACGGGCCGGATACGCCGGCGTATTTGCCGTGGATGAATTTCGGGTATGCGACGGTGACGTTCACGCATGGCTACACCGCGGTGCCCGCCGATGTGAAGGCGGTCGCTTTTGAGCTGGCTGAGACCGCGGCGGAGATGAGCGCCGGCAACGTTTCGGATATTACGACGCCGGGGTTCGCGTTGAAGCTGACCCGCAATGCGGGTTTGAATTTGAACGGTGAGCAGATGGATCGGCTGGCCCCGTATCGACTGCCGGTGGTGGCATGAAGATCCCGACACCGTGGCCGGTGTGCCATATTCCCCGCACGGTCGATACGACGACTACAGACAGTCACGGCAATAATCCGATCGTTGATGGTGCCCCGGTCATCCGTTACGTCTATTCGTATCATCAGGCGGGGCGGCTGGGTTCCTCGAGCGAAGTGATCAGCCCGGAATTCTTGGATCGTATTGAGACGACGTTGGATATGGCGGTGCCGGATCCGCAGAACTATCATGCCTCCGACGGGGTGATTGTGGGGGGCACCGTGGATGATGCCGGGAATTATGACGGCGGCACCCAGTACTGGGTCAACGGCGATCCCACTAATGACTTTCCGGGACCGTTCGCGCGCCTGTATCGGTGGACGGGCGGGCAAGTCAAGCTGCGCCGCATCACCTAAAGGAGATGGTGGGATGCCGTGGAATGTGAAGAAGGATGACCGCTGTCCGGCTAGTAAGCCGTGGGGGGTGGTCGGCGGGTCAAGCGGGGACCGGTTGGCGGGTTGTCACCCGAGCGCGGAGGCGGCGAAGAAACAGCAGGCCGCCTTATATGTGCAGGAACAAAAGGCTGATGTTCCGGTCAGTTTGCCGACGGTGGCCGGGATATGACGGCGCCGCTGGCCGGTGGTGAACCTGACCCGGGTGACACCGACGACGCGCCGTCGGGTGGGCACACGTTTCGTGACGGCAGTTCGATGGTGATCGATAAGGCGGCGTTTTCGGCGTTCGCGATCGGGGTGCTGCATTCCGATGCGGTGGTCGCCGCGCTGAGTGATCAGGTGCAGCAGATGGCTGATCATGCTAATCAGTTGGCGCAGCAGAAAGGCGCCGAGTATGCGGTGACTGTTGTGTCGGAGTGGCCGGATTCTAAGCGGGCCCGCGCGAATGTGTGGTCGAGTAATTATGCGGCGATGTTGGATGACGCGAAGTATTCGACGTTGTTGAAGACGTTGGCGCATTTCGGGGGGACGGCCACCCAATGACTAGCAGTTACGGGATGGCACCTCCACCTATTGAGGCCATTGCGCTTGCCTACTTCACGCCGCTGATGGCGCCGGTTCCGGTCACCACCCGCCTTGGCAAACCCGCGTCGCGTGCCGATACCGTGGTGCCGTGGCTGCGTCTTGAGGCCGGCGGCGGCCCGCTGCGCCCCGACGAACTGCTTTACGATCTGTCGATCATCCTGCACGCCTATGCCCCGCAAAATCTCGAAACCGAAGCCGAAGCGAATATTTGCCGCGCCGTGGGGCTTGGGGCCCGCGGTGTATACACCTTCAGTGTCACCACCGGCGGCATCCAATACTGGATCGCGCACTCCACCGCGACCAGCCCAGTCAAACAAAACGATCCGCTGGTCAACATGCCCCGCTATAAAGCGATGCTGACGTGGCGCATCCCGGGGCGGGCTATCGGCGTGGCATAACGCAAATCGGTGCCGGTCATGGTACAACCAACCCGCGAACCCCCCAGGAGGATCTTATGACCGCGCCGCCCGTCGTTATCGCCCAAGTCAGCGAGATCGCCGCCCCTAGCCCGAAGGTGACCGGCGGTGTCCGCTGGGCGCCGTTCGGGACCGCGCTGCCCACCGATGCGGTCAGCGCCCTCGACCCGGCGTTTGTGACGTTGGGCCGCGTCGAGCAGAACGGGCTCGAGCGAACCGAGGATCGCCCCGAGGGTAAGCAATACGACTGGGGCGGCAACCTGATCGCGATCTTGCAGGACCACTACGGGCTGCAACTGAAATTCAAGTTGTTGCAGATGATGAACTCTGATGTGCAGGCCGCCGCGCATGGTCACAGCAATGTGACGACCACACCGGCCACGGCGACTACCGGCACCCTGATCACCAGCCACATCAACGGGAAACTGTTGGACAGCGGCATCTGGGTTTTCGACGCCTACTACATCAAGATGACGGCCCGGCTGGTGGTGTCCTATGGGCGGCCCACTACTGTCGCTGGCCCGAAATGGTCGCATAAAGAGCTCGCGACGTTTGACATGACATTGGAGGCGTTGCCGGACAATAACAACGATTTCGCGATCGAGTATTGGGATGACGGGGTGTTCGTCTAATCATGACTGCCGGTGTTAAACGGGCCACCGGCCCTCGGAGCAAGGCGGCGCCGCGGACGAATGGTCAATCGGGCGGCGCCGCCCCCGACGTTACGCCGCCGCAGCCACCAGCCCCGAATCTGGTGGAGCAAGTCGATCATCCTTACGGTGATCGACGGATATTTGTGTGGCGTCCCCGGGGCGGCGGCGACCCGATTGTGTTGCCGCACATTTCCACCGTGCAAACGAGCCAGGAATTTTTCTGCAAAATCTATGACCTGAACGAAATGTTTCAGGGCTTCGAGTGGCAGATCCTGGCCGGGGTGCCCAAATCGATCCGGTTGCGGCTGGCCCGTCTCGGTGACACTGACCGCGCCGAGCAATCCCGGCTATTTGAAGCGTGGTTCGCCCCGATTACTCGGCCGACAGGCGGGGAGCCGCCGGGGGAATACTGATGCTCACCGCCGCGGTGGGCAGATACTTCCACGCCCTGCACCGGGATCTGCTCACGCTCGGCTACCGGCCGGCGGATATGTTCACCGACAGGCTACCCATCGCCGAACTCATTTCGATCGTCGTCGCCGCCCCACCCACCTCGTCGCTGCGCTATTTCATGGACAACGGCTGGTCGCGCACCGATCATCTGTTGGCGAACATGGCCGAGCAGCAGGCTGACGTCGCGAAACTCACCGGCCCCTACGACCGGCCCGGGCTGGGTGAACGCTCACCGGGAGAAACTATTTTCCCCGCCGACGTCATGACCTGGGAAGAAATGGACCGCCTCGACGCCGAGCGCGTCGCCCGGTCGCGCGGCAAATCGCATAGCCGGCGGTGGCGATGACCGCCCCAACCGCGGGCGGCGGCGGTGAGCTGGGCACCGTCTTCATCAACGTCGCCCCCAAACTCAGCGGGCTAAGCAACCAATTCCTAGCGGCGGGCCGCGAAGGCGCCAAATCGTTCAGCCAAGGTTTCACCGAAGGCATGAAACAAGTGTCACTGCCCGCCGACGGCTCCATCCTGGGGGAGGTGATCGCCGGGAAACCGGTCGGCACCGCCACCCGCAGCGCCGCCCAGAAAGCGGGCAAAGAAATCGGCACCGGCCTGAACACCGGCATCAGCGAAGGCATGAAAACCGCGCCCAGCAACGGCGGCGGCGCCATCTCCGATGTGATCGCCGGCAAACCGGTCGGGTCGGGGACCAAAGCCGCCGCCGAAAACGTCGGCAAGGAAATCGGCGCTGGCATCAACAAAGGGGTCGCCGAAGCCGCCAAGACCGGGCCAAAACTCGGCGATATCATCACCGAGCAGACCGCCCCCGAAGAAACCGGCACCCGGCTGGGTTCCCGGATCGGCGGCGCCCTCAAAGACGCCATGGGCGGCGCCATCTCCGGGATGCGGGAGCAGTTGTCCGGGGACATCGGATCGGTGGTGGGCAAGGTATCCACTGGGCTGTCCACTGTGGAAGACCTCGCCGGGAAAATTGGGATCGACCTGTCCGCGTGGAAGACCCCAGCCGCCGACGCCGCCGGCGCCGTCGGCGGCATGGACGACCAGATGAAAGACGTACTGGCCAAGGTCACCGAGGTATCCGGCAACTTCACCGACATGCCCGGCAAGATCGGCGCAGCCGCCAGCAAAATGGCCGTGCTCGGCGGGGAAATCGGGGGCGTCATCGCCCTGCTGCAGGAGGCGATGCCCTACATCGACCAGATGGATCAAAAGATTCACGACATGGGTGGGGCGTTCCAATGGATGGAGGAGCATCCGCCATCGACCTGGCCGCAGTGGCTGGCCGACAAGCTCGGCGCCCGACAATCCCGCGAATACTTCCGCAGCCTGTTCGGGGAGCCGCCGCCGCCGGACACCTCCGGCACTATCCGCACCGGTGGGGGTATTGAACCGTTCCCGCAGGGGTTCATTGGGCCGATACCGCCCGGCGCGGTACGCGCCCCCGGCGGTGTCCCTCGTCCGGTCCTGCCTCCACCCCCGCCGCCCGGTTTCTATCGAGATTGGTACGGCGGCGGCACCCCGCCGGCGGAAACCCCCGCCCCCCGCGAACCCCGCGAACCCCGCGCGCCCAGCGCTCCGCGTGGATATACGGGGGGCAGCAGTCTGCGGAGCCGCGCCCTGTCGGGGGCCGGTGACCGCGGCGGGGTGGCCGCCGCCGGATCCCGGGTCGCCAACCTGTACGCGCTGGCCGAATCCCTAGTCGGAACCCCCTATAGTACGGCGCTGCGCGACGACTGCTCGGGGATCGTCGCGGAGCTGGCCGCCGTCGCCGTCGGCCTGCCGGTGCCCGGGCCCGGGGAACGGTTCTCCACCGTCACCGAGGAAGACTGGCTGTTATCCCACGGTTTCCGGATGGGGATGGGTCCGCCGGGTTCGCTGCGGATCGGGTGGACACCGCTGCCCGGCATGGAAGGGCACACCGCGGCCACCCTGCCCGGCGGGGAACACGCCGAGATGGGCGGGACGCACGGCGGGTTCGTGCTAGGGGCCGGTGCCGCTGGCGCTGAAAGCCCGCAGTTCAGCATGCACGCGTATCTGCCGATGGGCGGTGGGCGGGGCGGCGCCCCGCTGGGCACCGAGAAAGATCCCATCTACACCAGCAGCACCGAAGGCGAAGGGAAAGGCGGCGCGGATCAGTACGGGCAGCAGCTCGGCCAGTCCATCGTCAGCGGCATGTTTCAAGAGCTGGGGTTCCCCGATGTGTTCGGTAAACCGTTCACCCAGTGGGGGGCGTGGAAGATGGGGATGGCTGGCCTCAACTATGGGATGGGTCTGGCGCAGATGATGGGCGGCCCCGCGGGCGGCGGTGCCGCCGGTGGCGGCTTCGGCGGCTTCCACGGGGTGCCGTCAATAGTTGGGATGGCCGCCCAGGCGGCTTCCCAGCGGCCCGGCGCCCAACCGCTGGGCGCCCCCGGCGCCCCCGGCAACACCCAAATCCTGAACTTTGACCTGTCCGGTGGTGTTGGCCGTGTCGAATCCGGCGCCGTCAAAAGCGTCCAAGACGCTGTCAATCCGGCTGGCGGCGGCAGTGCCGCCACCGCCACCGTCGGCGGCGCACAAGGGCAACCCGGATGACTCCCGCCGTCGCCCCGCTCACCCTGACCGGGTCCACCTTCCGGTTCCCGCCCGGCAACAGCTCCACCAGCATGGGTCGCCCCCCGTTCGTCGACGCCGCCCTCCCGTTCGACCAGCTGCCGCCCGCGCTGCGCGGCATGGAAACTCACATGGTCTACATCGACCCCCAGGCCAACGTCTTCGACCTGGCCGGGCCCATGAAAGGCCGGCAAGGGGTGCGGCTGGCCACCCAAATTTTGGGTGACCAAAACTGGCCGGTAGACCAAGTGCTGGTCAACAGCCCCTACATGATGGGCGCCAGCATTCAGCGGCAAAACATCGGGCAACGCGAACTCAACCTCAACATCATCATCGGCAACCACGCCCCACCCATGACCGAATACCAGTACCGGATGGCCGAACAACATTGGTGGGCCGGGCAAGACGAAGCCAACGACGGCTGGTTCGGCGTCTACACCCGGTTCTCCGGGTGGCGGTGGATCCCGGTGCGCCCGAAACAGACCGTGCAGACCCCGCAGAAAATGGACCCGACCGCGTTCGGGAATAACTGCAGCAGCTGGGACATCACCTGGCTGGCCGCCCGCCCCTACTTCACCAAACCCGCCCTCACCCTGGGGTTCAGCGCCGCCACCGCCGGCCCGGCCAAGCCGCCGCCCGCGGGCCCGCTGGTCGGCGCCATCGACGCCCTGCTGGGGCAGGTGTATTACTGGGGCAGCCTGCCGCTAGCCAACCGCGGCGACCTCATGTCGTATGCCACCTACTACGTGTCCTCACCCGGGCAGGCGATCGTGCAGGACAACCAATCCACCCGGCTGGTCCCGCTGCCCAGCACCACCAGCGCGGTCGGCACCTACATGTGCGACACCGAACCGTCGCACCGCACCCTGACCGCCGCCAACGACCCACACGACAACCTGCTGTTCGACCTGATCCGGCAATCCCAAATCCTCGATTTCTTTTTGGGTGGCATCGCCAACGAAGGCCTGCCGCTGCAACTGCAATTCCAAAACCGGTTCATCTACGCCATCCCCCCAAAAACCGTCGTCCAGCTCACCGTCGGTCACAGCAATCCCAACGGCGCCATCGTCGCCATGGTCCCGCAACGCTTTCGCCGGAGCCGCTGATGAGCCAAGCCATCTCCGCGCTGCTCGGTGGCCCCACCAACTTCGACATCGGCCTACAGTTCAACCGTTGGATAGACGACCTGCTGCCCCAGGTCGGGCCCGACGTCCCCAACCCGATGACAGCGCCCGCCGCCTGCGCCACTTACCTCAACGGGCTACGACACACCATCCTCGAGGGAGCCAAACAACACCCCCTGATCCGCATCACCGACGGCAACCTCAACGTCATGAACACCCTGGAAGGCGAACTGTCGTGCACCGTCGAAGAACTCATGGAAGACACCGGGAAATGCACGCTGACCATCCTCTACGACAACTGGCTGGTCGACTGGATGACGCATCAGACGATGCCGATCGCCGACCTCAACTTGATCATCGACTTTGATCCGCTGAACCCGAATTGGCGGCGCCGCTGGGGTGGGAAGATCACCGAAATCCACGTCAAACAAGATGACAAAGGTGTGCATTCCATCGAACTGTCGGCGCTGCATTTCCGGGAACACGCCAAGCGTTTGCTGGTGGCCGCGAATCCGATCTTCCCGCCGGAAGTGCAGCTGCCCAAGATGTGGGTGCTGCCGGGCCCGGTTCGGACCATTTGCGCGTTGACCGCGTTCATCAATCTGGGCCGGCTGTTTATGCCGATCTGGTCGACGATCACCAACGTGTTCAACCCGGCCGGCTGGATCAGCCCGCTGAGCCCTGACGCGGTGCTGAATTTCCTGCCCACCGCGTGGCCCATTCAAATCGCGTTCGTCGATCCGGTGTTTGATCAGTCCCGCTGGTCGACGATCGGGGCGACCTGGACCGACTGGCACAGCACATTTAAAGACATCCTGACCGACTCCGGTTGCATGATGCGCTGTTACACCTATTTGACGACCGACGCCGACAGCCCCAACATTGAGCTCGCGAATCTGCTGAATTTGGCGCCCGACATTTTCTCGCTGCTCACCGGTATCGATGTGTCATCTCTTGAGCAGGGCATCGACAAGCTGGTGGCGCCGCTACGTAACTGCTGCGTGTTCAGTTTCGAGCAGAAAGACGGCATCACCGGGCCCACCGGGACCATCGCCGACGGGCTGATCTCCACCGTCGCCATCACCCTCGATGACCTGATCACCCCCGTCGTTGTAGACCCAACCACCGGCAACGCCTGGGACGCGGGGAACGTTCTCAATGGGGAACCGGTCTACGACGCCGCCGGGGTCGGGCAAACCTATCTGCTGCAACAACTCCTCGACGTGGCCCCGGCCCCACCGAAAGTTATCTGGTGGGACGGGCAATGGACCGGCATGATCAACACCGATCTGACCTGGCATAAAGGCAGCGTCAAAACCATCATGACCGGCTCTAAATCGCCGGTCATCGTCAACGAATCCATCAGTTTCGCGATCCGCTATTCGCTGGCCGAATTATCGTCAGTGATCAACCTGTGGTTGGCCAACGCGTCCGGGCAAACCCAGGTACCCGGCACCCCAGGATTAGACAACCTTTATATGGGTCAGCTGTCGGATGTTTTTTTGGCTTGGGAACGCTACACCGACCCTATCCGTGCCCTCCACGCCGGTGCTCTTTCTTGGCAGGAGCATTTCGAAAAGGGATCGGGTACCGCCTATACCCTGGCCGGGATTTTGACGCTACGGGATGGGGATTGGAAGACGAGGGCGTTCGCCGCGTTCAAAGCCGAAGCCCTCAACGGGTGGCCGTGGATCGCCGACACCGACTACACGCTCGGCGACCGAATCGGGTTCGAAAAGGAAGGCGTCATCTACGTCGATAATGTTTACGGCGTTAAGCGGGATTGGTCCTGGCAGGAGCCTTTGCGGGTGGCCGTCAAAATCGGTGAGGACAAAAGCCGCGGCGACCCGTTCAACGCGGCGTTTAAAACGATGGCCGCGATCTATTCTTTTGCTGGACAGTTGGCCGGCGAAGGCACCATCTTTTCGGGAGGCTAATGGTGGAAGTCGTGGACGGGTCGGGGCGCCCGGCGCCGCGCGGCGCCCCCGGCAACTGGCAGCGACAGCGGCCGGGCACGCCGGCGCCCACCGTGGTGTTCGGGCCCCGCGGGGAACTCACCGCCGAGGCGATCGCCGCCGCCGGCCTCAGTCCCGACGAGTTGCCCCGCGCGTACGAAGCGCTCGATGTGCAGACCGCTTACCTATGCATCCTGGATGCTCTGGAGTATGTGGTGGGCCCCGACGGCATCTTCCACTCGCTGGCCGCCATCACCCCCACCAAACTGGCCATCGCGTTCCATCTGGCTAAATGTGGGTTCCGGCAAACCGGGCACATCTATGTTGCCCGTGCCGACCTGGCGCCGCCGCCGCCCGCGTTCGGCGGGCAGCCGCAACCCGGCGAAGGCTGGTACACCCCACCGAAAGTCACCTACGAGACCGTGGAGCGCGACCCGTGACACAACCGACGATCGGTGAACTCATCTACCTGGCCTCGTATCTGATCCGGGTCCGGGTGTCGGCGCTGCAAACCCCGCCCGACACCCCCAACCAATACACCGCCGACTTTCATGTGATGGGCGATCAGGGCGCCATGAGTCTGGATGCCCTGGCCGGGCCGCCCGGAACCCCCGGCCAGCAGGAATTCGCGTTCCGCCAGCAAGACGACGCCAACGTCAACAGCTCCGCCGACCTGCCCACCGACCTCACCAATCTGCCCGCCGACATCGGCAAGTATTGGCTCATCGACACCGTCAACAGCGAAGGGGTGGTGACCGCGGAAACCGCGTGGGTGTGGTACGGCACCGGGTGGCGCCAATTCCAGCTCGGCCTGGTCGGCCCGCCCGGCCCCGTCCCCGACATCCAAATCGACGAGCAGCTCATCCCGCCCGGCGCCGACGCCTACGTCGACACCAGCAACACCAGCTTCGAACCCTCCTGGGAATTGTTCCTGCCCGAACCCGCCGGCCCGACCGGGGCCACCCGCCCTTTGTGGACGTTCCCCGACGTCGACAGCACCACCCCACCCGTCGCCTACGACCTGCTCGCGTTCAACGGCAACTACACCACCGCCGGCGAACCGATATGGGCCCCGTTCTCCATGAAACAATTGTTGCCCGGCCCCTACTCGATGCCCGAAGGATCCTTCGCCTCCTACAGCGGCATCGCGCAATTGGTCAACATTGGCAGCATCACCATCCCCGCCCAAACCTTCGACTGGACCCCGGTCTGCTGGGGCCGGCTCGGCGGCACTACCCTGACCCCCATCACATCCACCAACGCCCAGCATCTGCTGGATGTGTCGGCGCTGGGCGGCACCTTCCATCTCACCTTCAATGGCGCAACCACCCCCGCCATCCCCTTCGACGCCAGCCCCGCCAGCATCCAATCGTTCCTACAGGCGCTGCCCACCATCGGCGTCGGTAACGTCATTACCAGCTTGCAGGGCGACATGAACACCCTCATCGAATACGTCGGGTCGCTGGCCGCGCAAGCCGTGCCCACTTTGATCAGCGACGCCACTAACCTCATCCCCGATATCGCCAGCGCCGTCATCAACGTGATCGACAGCGGCGGTAATATGATCAACCAAGTCTTCGAAATGCTCTCCGGTGACCCGCTGATGATCGGTGCCCGTGTCGTGCTGGCCGATGGCACCCAGGTCGCGCGCGGACTGGGTAATACTCTGGGCCGCGTCAACATCGTGCCGCACTACTCCACTGGTGCCTCAAAAACCACCGCCATTACCCCCAAAAACGAGTACGCCATGATCCCCGCCGGGCAAGCCGAAACTCTCTACGTGCAGCTCTGGAACGATGGCCAACTCGGGGTCTATGACTTCAACCCGACGGGGGCGCAACTGTTCGTCATGGCATCGCCCGTCAACCTAGCAAGGGGTGCATAGATGACTGTGGCCGTCGGCGATACCGTCTTCCTCGAGCAATACCTGATCAACACCCGCGTCTACGGTGTGGTTGTCGCGCCGGGTGAGCCCCCGGAGTTTTGGGCGACCTACGAAATCCAATCCGATCAAGGCACGCTGACGATGGCCGCGGTGCTCGGCCCCCAAGGCGCCGCCGGGATTGACGCGTTCGCCATGCATTTACAGACCGACCCCTACGATAGCCCCGACGAACTGCCGAACACGTTGACGAATACTGTCGCTGACATCGGGAAGTATTGGGCGTTCGACGATCTGGACGCCACCGGCAACATCATCGGCTCGAGCTTGTGGGTGTGGTATGGCACCAGTTATCGGCGGCTCATGCTCGGCTCACCGGGCCCGCCCGGCCCGGTCCCGATCATCACCCCCACCGTGAGCCTGGTGCCCGCCGGGACGGCCTCGTCGATCACCGTGGGCGGCACCCCGCTGTATCCGGCGTGGCACTTGAATCTCGAGTCGGTGGCTGGCCCCACCGGGCCGGCCGCCGCGCTGGCCCTGGCCCCCGACGTCGATCTCGTGACGACTCCACCCACCCCGGGCGATCTGCTCGGAACAACCGGCCGCACCATCAACATCGGCGGCACCATCTACAACGTGTGGGTGCCCGTCAGCGTCTCCCAACTGGTACCCGGACCCTATTCGATGCCCGAGAACGCGTTCACCTCGTTCAGCGGGCTAAGCCAGCGCGCCGCCATCGGCTCATTCGCGCTGCCACCACAACCGTTCCCGTGGACCCCGGTGGTGTGGGGGCACATCGGCGCGTTCGGCCTCGAGCTCAGCGCCCAGCCGCTGCAGATCGGCTGCGAAGTCCTGCTCGGCGATCCCACCAGCGGGCAGCAGGTCGGCCGCGGCTTCGGCAACAGTCTGGGTGAAGTGAACATCGTGCCGCACTACTCCACCCCATCAACACCCGGGGGTGCCATCACCCCGACCAACGGGATGGCCGTCGTCCCCGCCAACCATTCCAGCCCCGCCCAAGGCACCATCTACGTCAACCTCTACAACGACGGCAACATCGGCGTCTACCAATTCTCACCCACCGACGCCCAAGTCATGGTCCTCGTCATGCCCGTCAATCCGGGAGGCTGACCGGACATGGCCGGGGCTATCGACCTATTCGCCGGCATCTCACCGATCGCCGGACCCAACCTATTTAAAGTCAACAAAAATCCCCTCGATCAGATCGATACCGGCGTCGAGGACGTTATCGGGCAGAAAGCGGCGGATCTCGGCAACGAAATCACCCAACTGCTGCAAGCCCTGATCAACAAAATCCTTGGACTTGGACTTGGGTTTTTGCAAACCGGTGGCGGCGTACTGGGCACCTTAGATGATATCGCGAAATTCTTTGAGAACACGCTGGCGTTTCTTGGCGAGCTGAATCCGCTGTCACCGACGTTCAATATCGCCGACGCTGCCCGTAACTTCGCGCAAACCATCCTGCTGCCAACGAATTTGGTCGCGGGACTGGTTGAGGATGCCACTGTGGGGCTCGGGCTGACCGGCTTCGTGCCCATCGAAAACCTGGCGATGAGCGAAATCAGCGCCATCCTCGGGACGGCCCAAGCGGTCATCGACGCGATCCTGGCCACCGTCGGCTTCGTGGCCGGCGTCGGCACCGCCACCGACGTCACTCACTACTTCACCGACTTTCTGGCCATGTTCGCCAACCCGGCACTGACCTCGGGCGGATTCAACCCGGCCACCGCGGTCGCCACGTTCATCACCGACATGATCACCCCGACGCATCTGCTGGCACCCTTGGAGCAGCTCGTCACCGGATCGTTCACGGTGCCGCCGATCAACGTTCCCGGCCTGGACGCCTCCAAAATCGTGTCGGGTATTTTCCCGCAGAACATGCTGGATATCACCAGCGTGCCGGCGTCTACCGTCACCGGCATACTATCCCCCACGAATATCCCCGGCCTCGACGCGTCGAAGATCATCTCCGGCGTGCTGGCGCTGGCGCTGATCCCGCTGCTGCCCGCGAGCATCATCACCTCGGGTGTCTTCAACGCCGCGCAGATCCCCGGTTTGGATGCGTCCAAGATTGTGTCCGGTGTGCTGGGTGCCGCGCAGATCCCCGCCCTGCCCGCCGGCTGGGGCAAAACGATCGACGGCGCGCTGATCGTCAACGCCACCGCCGTCGAAACCAACATCAATAACGAACTGGTCAACCTCGAAAACACGCTGATCAGCAACCTCGGGGCGATCGGCAGCGGATACGCTGCCGTAGGTACAGCAATCTCCACCATCCCATTTGTCAACGTGATGGCCCCGTGGTTGGAAAGCATAGGTCACGCCGTCCAAAGCCTTACTGATCAATTGACGTCGGGCCTGGGCGCTAGCGCGGTTACTGGCAGCAATCCCGGCCAGGCCGGGCAGGCCGCGACAAGCGTTGTCAACTCAGTTAATAATGTGTCCGCGATCGCCAACGCGCACGCCACGTTCATCTCCAACCAGGCCATCACCCACCCGGCGATGTGGGGCATCGACCCCACCGGATCGGCGTCGTTCCCGCTGTCCACCATCGCCTCCCAGACCCCGGCACCGACCACCAACGCCACCTCGTCGAACACCGTGATGGCCTACATCGACACACCGTTCGGCGGCGTCAAACAGTCGGTGGCGTGGCTCGGTGATGGCACCATCAGCGGCACGTACGGAATCTATGTCAATGTCTATTCGGTCGACACCACCACCAACCAGGCCACATTCGTGTGGTCCTCGGGCAACATCATCAGCGCGGTATCCGGTGGCAGCGTGCCGCTGTGGAACTACGCGAATATTCCTGTGGCGGCATACATTAACACCAGCCAGGGCCAGAAATGGCTGGCCGAAATCGAGATCATCGGGCCAGGCACCTACAAGGTGTGTGGCATCAACGGTAGCTGGCTGAACAACAATTCGGCGATAGCGGTGGGCGCGATGGGCGCCACCCGCACCCCAGCCGCCTACCTGGCCAGCGTGACCGCCAATGGCCCCGTTAACGTTAAAAATCCGTCGTGGACGCTGACCACGGTCACCGGAGACAACTGCATCCTCGTGGACCTGACGGGGTTTTCCAACGCCTCGGCGATCACCGCGCTCGCGGTGACGTGCGCCGGGGTAGCGATGACACAGAAAAGTTTCATCCGATACAACACCGGAGCGGCCGCATGGGAATACGTCGCTCAATTCGAGTTGCACAACACGGGTTTCGCCGCGTTCACCGCAGGCGCGAAAACCATCGCCGTCACCACGACCGGCGGCGGCACTACCGGCACCCAATGCGGCGTGCAGGGCGGCGCCAGTTCATATCAGAACATTTCCGCTGTCGGGGCCGCCACCACCACCAGCGGCACCACCGCCAACCCTAGCCAAACCGCCACCGGGCTGACCGCCAACAGCAACACCATCACCCATTCGCTGCTCTCTGGGGAGGCCGCGGCCACGTTCACCGCATCCAATCAGAACGTCATCGCTAACATCGCGAGCGCAACGGTCACCAACGCGACACTGGTGCAAGATCAGCTCGCTTACGCCGCCAGCGTCCCGTTCACTGGGACCATGATTGCTGGGAGTTGGGGAGCGTCCCTGTTCACCCTGACCAGCGCGCAAGCAACCCCGCTGCAAATCCCGGCCGTCCCGTTCACCCCCACTCTATCGAACAACGTTCCCTGGCTTATGCTGTGCGGAGCGGCCGGGCTATCCCAACTGAAAACCGTCACAACGCAATACACGACGGCGGGCAACAAAACCTACACCATCCCCGCGCAAGCCATCAACAACGCGCAAGCCGGTGCACGGGTATACCTCGACCTGGTGGGGATCGGCGGCGGGGCCGGATCAGGTGGTGGCATCAGCACCGGTGTCTCCGGTGCCGGGAACCTGTCCGGTGGCGGTGGTGGCGGCGTCTGGGGCGGCATCAGCCTTCAGCTCGGCGTTGATATTCCGCTGACCACCACCAGCATCGCCGTCCATGTGGGCGCGGGCGGCACTGCGGGCGCCGTCAACAGCCTGCAAGGCGGCAACGGCGCGGCCACCACGTTCACCATCACCGGCTACTCGGGAGGCGTCATCACTTACGCTGGTGGCCTCGCTGGGGACGGCACTATGCCTATTGGCGGATACAACGCCGCCCATAACGTCTATATCGACGGTGCCTCGCCCGGTGACTACACGTTCAACAGCGCCCCGTATTACGGTGGCGTGCAAGTAGTTTACGAGTCCGCCGGCCGCGACGGCTCCAATCTGGTGTACCCGATTGGCGGTAGCTCACCAGGTGGCGGGGCCGCAGCAGGGGACGTGACTAGCACCATACCCGCGAACTCAGGGGCAGCCGGCGCAGCCGGCGCAAAAGGCTACGCCGCCATCACCGTCTACCAAAGCTAAGGAGATCATCCATGGCAACCCTGTTGGCCACCGCAAGACAACCCGATTCGATCACCGGCCTCACGTTGACGGCATTGTGTTGGCAGATGGACCCCACCGTGCCAGGCAACGCCCTCGACGCGCTCGAAATGATCGGCACCGCAGGCTACGACGGCCGGATCAACACGAAAAGCGACACCAACGACCCCAGAACGGTGCCCGTGCTTATCTCCGCCGTGATTATGAGCGGCGAATATCTGAAGAGTCAGAACATCGTTGTCACCATGGACGCCAAAACCAGCGACTGGATTTTCTTCGACACCGAACGGGCATGGGTGCTTTCCGATAACGACGCCCAGGCTGGCTACACCATGGAACCGTGGACACCCCCACCACCCGTAGGAGAATGAAAAATGCCTTGCATGAACCGGAATCTGCCGAAAGAGATTGACCATATTTTCCAGCCGAATCCGTGGGAGGCCGCGACGGCCACCGATGAAACGATCTGTATGGCGATGCTGGAAACGGCGACACCGAAGACACACGGCTTCAGCCATCAGGCCCAGTGCGGGCATCCGCGCAAAGACCACTTACTGGGTCAGCTCACATGACCAGTCCGGCCACCCCGACCCCGCCCGCCTACACCGAAGGCTGGGTCAAACAAGACACCGCCGCCACCAACGCCGTCGCCGTCCGCACCAACATCGTCACCAACAACAACTTCAAAGACTGGGGCGTGATGACCATCGACCATGGCGGGCATTACGCCACCTGGGACGAAGTCCAAACCTGGGCCGACATCACCAAAGCCAGCGGAAGCTAAAACCGAAGGGATGAAACAACTATGACCGCGAGCTCTCAGGCAATCACGAACGGTGTCGGGGCCGCGGCCCCGACACGGCCGACATCGCCCAGCCTCGAGGAACGCGTCGCCACGCTAGAACAAACCACGGTCAGGCTTGCGGCCGCGCTCGCGCAACTCTTAGCCGCGCAGATACAGCCCCAGATGCAGCAAGCCATCCTCGCCCAACTCACCGGCCAACAGTCCGAAGCCGAAACCTGAAACCTGATGCCACACTACACGCCCGACCAAATCAACCTCGGCATCATCGCCGAAGGCCAACGCCGCGGCATCACCGAAAAAGGCATCTGCATAGCGATCTCGACAGGCCTGGTGGAAAGCAACTCCACCATGTACGCCAACCCGAACGACCCCGAATCGCTGAGCTACCCGCACGACGCGATCGGCTACGACGCCAACAGTGTCGGCGTATTCCAGCAGCGAGACCCGTGGTGGGGCACATGCCACGATCGGATGCACGTCGAACCGTCGGCGGGCATGTTCTACGCCGAACTCGTCAAGCAGGACTACAACTCTGACGCGCACACACCGGGCTGGTACGCGCAGCAAGTGCAGCAGAGCGCGTATCCCGACCGCTATGACGAACGCTATGACGAGGCGTGCGACATCTATGCGCGTCTCACAACGACAGGAGCCGAGCTCGTGGGAGAGAAACTATTGGACTATGACGAAACCCTGACGCCGCAAGAAACCGGATATTGGTGTGGCCCCGCGTCGGCGCAAGTCGCGTTGTCGTGTCGCGGCATCTTTGAACAGGAATCGGTGCTGGCCGCCGAGATGGGCACCGACGAAGGCGGCACCGACTACGTCGCCCTGATCGAACGCAGCTTGGATCCGCGGCTACCCGAAGCCAACTACTCGAGCCACGACGCCCCCAACGACCCACCCTTGCCACATCAGCTCGACGCGTTCTGGGACGCGCTGAAACGCAGCATCGATAACGGATTCGCGGTAGTGCTGAATTGGGTGGCCCCGCCGTCGAACTACCCGATCGGCATTAAAGGATCGGTCTCTCCTAGCTACGGCGGCGGGACCATCTACCACTATGTCACCGCGGCCGGCTACGACGACAACCCCGCGCAGCGCGCGGTGTGGATCGCCGATAGTGGGTTTCCGCCGTTCGGCTACTGGATCTCGTTTGATCAGTGCGCCACCCTGATCCCACCAAAGGCGTTCTGTTACGCGGATTTGCCGCATGTGGGTGGGGAAGCCCCGGGCAGTGAACCCATCACCGACGTCCCGATTTTGAATTATGAGCAGTTGTGCGGGCCGGTCGACCCGGCCACCGGGTATGGCACTGGGTGGCCGCAGCTCGGGCAAAACGAGGCCGGCCAAAACCTGTACGTGATCGACGCGGTATCCAAGATTGTGGCCATGGTCGACGGCGAACCCGAACCCGGCCTCGCGTCTCGTCCCGACGTGGCACCGCGCGCCGAACTCGACTACGCCGCGCTGGTCCTCGACCAGCTCGCCGGGCCGGTCACCGCCGACGCGCAACGCCACGGCTGGCCCCAGCTCGGCGACCGCACCCTCACCGACGCCCTAGCACACGTCAAAACGGTGCTGGCCGCCGAGGACGGCGGTGAGCCCCCTTTAGGCCACCAGGCGGCGGCGGCGGCGGCGGTGGCCGCCCGAGCGGCCGACCCGCCATCCTCACCTTCGGCGGCACGTGGGCGGCTCCGGGAACGGGGTACCCGTCCGACGTAGCCCGCCAATGCGCCGACATCGCCGACGAAATCCCGGTGCAGGGGCCGAACAGCTTCGGCCCCATCCCACCCTACGGAGGGGAGGGGATGCGGGCACCGAGCTACGCGGAATCGGTGCAGATTTCGGTGGACTGGGCGGTGCAGTGGACGCTGGATCACCCCGACCGGCCGATCGTCGCCGGCGGCTACAGCCAGGGCGGGGAAGCCGCTTCGCGCTACCGGATGGAATTCGAGGACGGCGGGCGGCTGCAGGATCTGGCGCGCAACTTCGTGTGCGGCTACACCTTTGGCAACCCCAGCCGGTACAAGCAGCACACCTATCACGACGGGCCCGCCACCCCGTTCGAGGGCATCGCGGAATTCCGGCTGCCGCGGCAGGTGTGCGGCGACGAATGGTGCGAACTCGTCGACCCCGGCGACCTGTACGGCACCTCCGCGCGCGGGCTGGCCGGCGAAATCGAACGCGACGTCTACAGCCTGTGCGCCGAGATGGAGCTGCATTCTGGGTTGCGGGAGTTCACCGAAACGTTCGTGGCGAACCTGCTCGAGGTGGTCCGCAACCTGGACGGCGACGCCTACGACGACATCGAGGCGGGGATGGCCCGCTACGACGTCAGCCTCGACCGGGCGGTGGCCATCGCCCCCGAACGGTTCGCCCCGCTGATCCAGAAGCTGACCTCCGATGATCGGGTGTTGTCGGTGCGCGGGATCACCGCGGCGATCGCCGCCGCGATCGACGGCCTGATCTTCTTCTGCATCGTCCCGCCCACCGCCTGCCACATCGAGTACGGAACGAGAGAGGTGTGGCCCGGTTGCACGTTTGTGCAGCTTGGAATTCAGCACGTCCGAGATTATGTAGGCAGACTATCCGCCGCCCAGTAAAATTCAATTATGCAATGGCTACCTGTGATCGGATGGGAAGATCTCTATGAAGTGAGCGACGACGGTAATGTGCGGTCGCTGGACCGATGGGTGGAATATCCACATCGAATCACCGGCAGCACTGTTCGGTATTTTTGCCTAGGCCGAGTTCTCGTGCCTTGGTGGTCGGGACCATATCTGATGGTCACACTCCAAGAGAATGCAAAACGCCGTACCGTGCGCGTCCACGTCTTAGTGGCTGAAGCGTTCATAGGGCCATGCCCGCCGGGAATGGAAGTTTGCCATGACGACGGCGATGCTGGTCATAACAATCACCAGAACCTTTACTACGGGACAAGTCGCCAAAATTCACAAGATACCGTTCGGCATGGTCGGCATCCCTATGCCAAGAGGAATGCATGCTCCCAAGGTCATCCGTATACACCTGAGAACACTGCGATCAGGCGTTACCGCACGGCGGATGGCATCCTCAAAACGAGGCGAGAATGCCGAACGTGTTATCGCGTCTGGGATGCTAATCGTAGGAACAAACGGAAGCGGGGTTAGGCGTCCGATGACGATCCCCACCAGCCCGCCGAAACCGTGGCAAGCCAAGCTCGCCGAATATTGGAAGGCCGCGATCGCCGCGGCCGGGGGGTTGCTGATCCTGCTGAATGTTCTTGTCGGCCTGAACTTTTGGTCTGAACGGACCTTGGATTGGATCAACGCCGGTATCGCCGGGCTGACCGCGGCCGGCGTGTGGTTCAAAACGAATCATCAGCGCGCCGAGCAGGTGACCGGCATTGATATCGATCAAGACAACACCGAGGGCTGATCCGTGAAGCTGGGTATCGCCGCCGCGCTGGCCCTGTTCTGCGCCACCGCAGCTCCCGTAGCGCGCGGCGACCCGATCCCCGTGGTGCCCGTACCCGTGGTCCCCGGCGTGCCCGGCGGTGGCCTCGGTGGCGGCGGACTTCTCAGCGTGGCCGCCGCGGTGGGCGGGCAAGGCGGGGCCGGGCTGGGTGGCGGTGGCCTGATCGGCGGCCCCGGAGTGGTGGCCACCCTGCCCAACCTGGCACCCGCCACGGCGGGCATCTTCCTATGCCCCGGGGTCGGCGCGGCGGGCAGCGCCGTCGGTGGCGGCGGCGGCTACTGCGACTTCGACTTCATCCCGGTCGCGCTGTCCGCCACCGGTTTCGGCGTCATGCACATCCACTGTGAGTGGGGAGGATTCGTGCCGATCGTGGAGATGTGGAACTGCTGGCGAGTCTGGCCCGGTCAGCCAGATCACCCAAAGCTTCCAGATCCAGATATTATTCCAGATGGCTGGGGAGTTAATTGGGCGATCAACGGGCCGTCACCAGCCGATCAATGGCCCCCGCCCGGCCTAGCGCCCGCAGCCGCATTTGAGCCGCCACCGCCAGCCACAGAGCCGCCAACGGGCCCACCATCACCACCGGCGCCGCCGCCTATGTTCCCGCCGTGGGACATGCCCCACCCCCCGCCGCCGTAGCCGCCCATACCGCGGCACCTACCAACTCAACCTCAACCAACGCCATCCGCACCAACCACGCCTCGGCGGTCTCGGCCCACTCCAGCGCGGTCGCCGCCGACCTCAAACAATCGGCCGCCGACACCAACCGCTCCAACAAAGCCACACGCTCAGCCGCGATCCCCACATAATGAATGTCTCTCACAACGCCCCCCTCAGTCATCGCCCCAATCCTCATCCGGGGCCTGCCCCGCCCGTAACGCCGCAACCACCCGCGCATGACCCGCCGCCGCCGCCGCCTCAGTCGAATACCGCGCGCAATAATCGCCGTACTCGCCGCCGAAAATCATCGTCTCAAAGATCAGCGGCGGCCGCCCCGACAAAAACTCATGGTTCAATCCCAGCCACACCGTCGACACCCGCGCGTCGCCGACCTCATCCAACCCGATCCGCGCATAGTCCGACACCGCGCCGGAATTTTCGCCGCGCGCGTTGTATCGCAGCGCGGAAGCCTTTCTCTCATCCATCGGCTGACCAGTCTTGTCGAACCACAATGCTTGCCTGGCGAGCTCGTCCCAATCGCCCATCTCGGGCCACTTCCAAAATTGATCAGTCATTGGACCCGCTTCCCGCGCCGCGCCTCATCGCCGGCCATCATCGCGCCACGAACAGCAGATACACCAACCACAACACCACCGCCTCCATCAACACCGACAACGGGATCAGCACAACGAACACCGCCCACGTATCCACAGTGACACGGCCAGGCATCACAGCGACCCGCACCGCGCGGCGCAGCCATCGCACAGCTCATCACGCGCCGGAATATCACCCGGCAACAACGGCAACGGCATCAACTGCACCCCCGTCTTCAGATCACGCCCACAAATCCGGCACTGATCCACCACGCGCACACCTTCCTTGTCCGGCCACAAAAGCCCCACCACAAAACCGGCCGCGGCAACAACGACCACCATCAACCACTGCACCACCGGCGCGATATCCACGACCACGAAAAACGCCGCCACGAAAAACCCCGCGAAAACGACCAGCACCCCGAGCAGCGCCCCCACACACGCCTTACCCACCATGCGGGTCATCGCATCGCCTCCGGTTCGGCCCGCGTCAACGCGTTCGCGCAGTAGCGGCGCATCTGATTGTCCCGCGGCCGCGGCCATCCGTTAGGCAGATGCCACCACCCCGTGCCCTCCGTGGTTTGGAACGCGAGGATGGGTTGACGGCAATGCCGGCACCGCGCACTCATCGGGCCGGCCGCGCCGGCGCCGCAGACCACGCCTGCCCATCCCAATACCGCTCACCACCACCGGGAATCGCATACCACCCCGCCGGTGTCGCCGTCACCTTCGCCAGCTTCGGCAGACACAACACGATGATCAACCCGACCGGCCCCAGCAGCGCGCCGATGAAAAACCCGTCACGCCCCGAACGATTCTTGGCCTGATTGATCGCGCAGCACACCCCGCCCAGCAAGGCCGCCCAAAACAGGATCCATCCCCATGACATCAGATTATTGTTCCCTTCCCTTAATTTGTGTGTGACCGAAATTGACCACGTCTATGCGGCCCCCGCCGCGCCGCGGAACGGATCCAGCCGGCCGATCGCGGCCGCCCGGCGCGCATCGGGGATGAAGTTTTCACGAGCAGCCAGTGTGTGGGCGCGACCTCGCGCCCCGCTCTCGCCGCAGTCACGATGGCATCACGAAGCATTCCTTGCCGCTGTCGCTATGCCGTTGCGCGGCCATCCGCGCGGCCGCCATCGTCCGCTGACCCACGGCCACCGTCAGCCATCCTTGCGTCGGCGCACTGCGATCCAGATTGATAAACCAGGCCGTCCAACTGCCCAGCACACCGCGCGTAATGACATAGGTTCCGTGACCGTAACCGGGGTCGGTGACATAGCGGCGTGTCTCGCCGGGATGCGCGGCTACGGATTTGAACTTCATCACGCCGCCACCGCCCCAACAATCGGGCTTTTAATCCGCAGGTCGTAGGTTCGATCCCTACTGGGGGCACCCGACGGCACCTGCCCGCACATCAACCACACCAGATCGCAGCCAGTGCGCGCCGCGATCTGCCGACACACCGCCTCATAATCGCGCGGGTGGCGCCGAAACATCTCCCACTCCCGCCATGACTGCGGCTTGACCCCACACGCCACCGCGGCTTGCTTGGCGTTCCAGCCCATCTGATGGCGCACCAGCACTAGCCGGACCCCGAACGTGTCGGTGGCCGGAACCCAGGTGGCGGCACTGCTCATAACGCCCAAGTATGCACAAGTCGTGCAAGTCGCGCAAGCACCGCGGCGGGTCCCCGTTCACTTCCCCGACACGCGCGTGTCGTCCTTGACACGAACACCCCACCATGCCAACCTTTCCCGCATGCCAAACGTCGTGATGCTCACGACTAGACAAGTCGCTGAACGATTCGGGGTCGACACCAGCGCCGTACGCCGCTGGGTCGCCAAAGGCCAACTCACCCCCGCCATGACCACCCCCGGCGGCTACTACCGCTTCGCCGAAACCGACCTCGACCAATTCATCGGCGAAAACCACCGCAACCACAAACAAACCCACCAACGCGTCAACGCCCACGAACGCACCAAAGCCGCCACCGCGGCCAAACGCGCCAAACAACAAACCAAGAAACGGACGGGCACCACCGGATGAATATCGCCGCCGCTGTCAGCTTCGCCCTCACCATGACCACCGGCATGATCGCTCTGGCCGTCGCCGTCTACCGCAACCGCGGCCGCACCCAACCCGCCACCAACCCACCACCACCGGCGCCGCGCACCGTCTACGAACACACCGTCGCCGCCCTCGGCGACCCCCAACACATCCACTTCGACACCACCTGGCCCAGCTAGGGCGCCCCGCGATGATCGCCGGAACCACCCTCATCGCCTGCCTCACCGCCATCCTGACGCTCATCCTCTACCTGGCGCCCATCCGATGACGGCAACCGGCACACACTGCCCCCACTGCGGCCAACAACTCCGCGAATGCCCCGTCTGCCGCACCGGCGTCCTCCCCCAACACCACAACCCCAACACCGTCATCGACCGACACCACGACAAAGCCGGCCACGAATGCAAAGGCGCCGGCCTCGACTACCGACACACCATCGCCCCCTACCCCAAAGGCGCCGCATGACCACCACTGGCGACATCGGCCAACCAGCCCTCGATATCGACAAACCCACCATCGACGACGAACAGTTCTGGTCGACCACAACAATCCTGGGCGCCCTCGACAAACCCGCCCTGCTCTACTGGGCCGCCGAAGAAACCGCCACCGCAGCCATCGACAACCAATCCACCTGGCAAGCCATGCTCCACGACCGCGGCCACACCGAAACCGTCAAATGGCTCCGCGACGCGAGATTCCGCAAACCCAAAACCCAACTAGCCTCAACAGACCTCGGCACCGTCACCCACAAAGTCTGCGAACAATACGCCCTCACCGGTATCAAACCAGACCGCGACTTTGTCACCAATCTCGTTCGCGCACATGCAGCGCCCACCGTCGACATCGACACCGAAACCAACATCATCGGCATCATGCTCAACCAATTCGACGACTGGCTGCAACGATTCACACCTACCTACCAAGCCACCGAAGTAACCGTATACCACCCAGAATGGGGATACGCAGGAACGCTCGACGCCATACTTACCATCGACGGCGTCCGATTCATCACCGACTACAAAACCAGCCGACAATCTCTTGACTCGCAAGGCAAACCACGAACGCCCTACCCCGAACAAGTAGGCCTACAACTGGCAAGCTACCGCTACGCAACCTGCGCGGCGGTATGGCGCCCAAGACGATTCGAGAAATTCCGCCGCCGCTACTACTGCCTGTCCGCTGACGAACGCGCCCTAGCGGTACCCATCCCGGAAGTCGACCACGGCCTCGTCATCCAAATCACCCCGGAACACTGCGAGGCTTACCCCATCCGCTGCGATGAACCCGTCCACTTGGCATTCGGCTACTGCCTTGAGTGTTTCCGCTGGCTTAACGAAACCAGCCACACAGTAATGGGCGATCCCTTGGTGATGCCCTGATGCCCATCATCGATTTGCAGCGCCGCATCCACGAAGCCGGCCGCATCCGCATCGGCCAACAAATCTCAACCGGGCAAGGGAAAACCCGGCCCACCAAACTCGACACGTTCCGCTTGACGAGCCCAAATCAACACCTCATCAACCAAGTCGCCACCCTCTACGGCGGCACCCCAGCCCCATGGGACGCCCCCGCCGGCCCTCAATACGAAGTCATCACCACCACCGACCGGCTACCTGTCCTGGTCCCGCCCACCGCCATGGCCTTTTCCCAACACTACGAACTCTGGAGCGCCGCTGGCTGCGCTCGCCGCTGCGACGGCGCCAACGAGACCATCAGCGACGGCCCCTGCCTCTGCGACCCCGACAACCGCGAATGCCAAATCCACACTCGACTATCGATCATGCTGCGGGATCTCCCCGGCCTCGGTGTGTGGAGAATCGACTCCCAGGGCTACAACGCCGCCGTCGAACTACAAGGCGCCGTGCACATCATCAACCTCGCCGCCGAACACGGCCAACTCCTACCCGCCGTGCTGCGCCTCGAGCACCGGATGACCAAACGGCCCGGCCAAGGAACACACCGCTTCGCCGTGCCCGTCCTTGACATCGAAGTATCGCCGGCGCAATTACTCACCGGCCACACCCAGATCACCGACCCCGCCGTCACGCCGAACGGTCATATACCCGCACTGACTCCAGTCCCTGCCGATACCCGGTTGGGCCCGTCGATCGCAGCGCAAGCCGGCGCCGAGATCAAAACCAGCCGCCGCGCTCTACCCGTCCCGGCCACCGGGCTCACACCACGCACCGTCACACAAGCCGCCACCGACCTCGCCGAGCCACCCGACGAACCCGTCACCATTACCACCCACCTCGCCGACGAACCCGACGAACCGATTACAAAGCCACAGAACGCCAAACTTCATGCGTTGTTCCGCGAGCTCGGCATCACCAACCAAACCGACCGCCACCTCATCCGCGACCACATCCTCGGCTACCACCCCGAAACCCAACTCACCAAAACCGAAGCCCACACACTCATCGACACCACCGAAACCTGGCTCACCGACCAGGATTACGCCTACACGGATCATGTCAACGACATCCTCAACGAAGCCGCACTCCGCCAAGCCGCCGAAAATGAACCCGAGGACAACTAATGGGCGTCTTCCTCATCCCGGTTGCCGCCGACAACGCCGACATCACCCCACTTCAACTCGAACGCCACGCCGCCGAACAAGGCTTCATCATCACCGACATCCGCCCCTGCAGCCCACTATCCCAGATCGAACTCGCCGGCCAGCTCTACCAAGCCACGGGCGACCCCTGCGGATACACCTTCTGGCGCGCCGACATCATCGCCAACGACAACGACCTACCCGAAGACAACGAATGACACGGCACTACGCACCACCAGCACCCGGCGACCACGCATACCGCAGCTACGCCGAATACTTAAGACACCCAAGGTTTCTGGAAATCCGCGCCCAAGTCTTCACCCGCGCCGCCGGGCGCTGTGAACGTTGTCGCCAATGCCCACCCACTGAACCGCATCATCTGCGCTACCCGCCGTGGGGAAGCTTCGACATACCCGAAAACCTGATCGCCGTCTGCCACCAATGCCACTGCGAAATCCACGGCAAGGAACGCTAGATGCCCAAATACCAAGACGTAGGACGCAGTTGGCGAACCCCAGCCAAGAACTTAGCCCGACGAAAACTCCTCGGCCGAATCACCGGCGTTGCGCCCAAGGTCGGAGCCAGGCGACTCGTTTACTACGACCTAAGCGCAGGCAACGCCAAACCCACTGAAGACACAAATTTCTGGGAAGGAACTTCCCCCGGCATCCTCATCGGCTACGCCGCAGGAGCACACAAAACCATGCGCGCAGCATCAGTGGTGATTCTCTACGAGAAAAACCCAAAAACATTCGCAGAACTAATACCAAACCTGACCCTGCACCTCGGACCACCAACCGCAGCGTCACCAGATAAAGCCCGCTTTGATTACGTTCCCCGCAGCGTGACAACACGACAGCGCAGTTGGTGCGCTGGCTGCGGGCTCTACTGGGCAGTTGAAAACCGACATCGAGACGACTGCCTCGCCACACCTCAACAGAGGATCCAACTTGTCGCAAAACACAGAGGCGCACACATTTTCGCATTCTGCGGAGATGGCAACGCTGCTGACTTATCGGTCATCAGTCCCGGAGACTGCACCTACTTCGATAACGACACCAACTCGCTCCTGAACTGGGCGATGCGACCCACGCTCATCCCCGAAGTGTTCGACCGCGAGACATGGATGTGTACCACATTCTCCACACTCGGCGCCAACGCTAGCGGCGGCCCGAAACGAACATCGCTCGATGATGAACGCCGCGGCTGGTATGACCGCATCGAAGCGATCCGAAGCGCGCTACCCGACCGCATCGACCTAGGCCTGTTCGCCATCGAAAACGATCCCCACCAATGGGCCTACCTCGCGTCAAGTCCAATCGTCAACGGATGGCGCGAGAAGACAGAAGCCGAGATGCGGTCAGCATTCAAAACCGTTGGAGCTACCCTTCAGTCCGCATGGTGCCAGGGCGACGACGTCGCATTCAAAGCACTAGAAGACCAACTGTTTCTGACCAAGAAAGAACGTAAGCAGCGCGAAGACGGGCTGTTTTCCATATGAGTGACATCGTGCCAGTCATCGAAGCTGAGATCGTTGATGGGCTGACGTTGCCCGAGCTGGCGACTGCTGCGAATCACTACCACCATGCGGCCGATGACAGCGCTGACAACGCTGTGGAGGCGGCATGGTACGCAGGACAGGCATTGGTTGCAGCCAAGAAGCAAGTTGGGCGTGGTAGTGGGCGTGGGCGCGGTAACTTTTTGCAGTGGGTGGAGGACAATTTCGATGGTTCAGAAGACACCGCGGAACGTTACATGCAGATCGCCCAATTCCGCACGCGTGCGGAATTGGAACCGGGCACATCGCTCCGCGGAGCACTCGCCGCTGCCAAGAAAGAGCTTCACAGACAGCGCCGCGAGCTACCAAAACCCGAGAAAACCAAACCCAGCAAGACCATCCTCACCCTCTACACCCATGACGGACAGCCCGTCGAATACGCCAAGCCCCAAGGGGCAGCCAAATTCAACGAATCGTCCGGACCCGGTATCTCATGGGCCTCCTGGTCATGGAACCCCGTAACCGGCTGCCTCCACGGCTGCGAATACTGCTACGCCCGCGAAATCGCTACCAGTAACCGCGCCGCAGCAACCTATCCAGTCGGCTTCACACCACTGTTCCACCACGAACGCCTAGCGGCACCCACCCATACCACCATCCCCACCCAATACCGCGACGATAACCACCAATGCACAAACGGTGACTGCAAAATCTGTGCATACCGCCGCGTATTCGTCTGCTCAATGGCCGACCTCTACGGCCGCTGGGTACCCCAAGAATGGATCGACCAAGTCCACACCGCCATGCTCGACTCACCCCAATGGCAATACATCACCCTCACCAAATTCCCCGACCGATACCCCGGACTCAAACTACCCGACAGAGCATGGATCGGCACCTCAGTCGACGAACAAAAACGAGTCCGCATCGCCGAACGCGCATTCTCACAACTACCCGACAACGTCACCAAATGGCTCAGCCTAGAACCGCTACGCGAACCCCTAGAATTCACCGACCTGTCCATGTTCGATTGGATAGTCATCGGCGCCCAAACCCAAACACGACAACCGACTGGCATCGTTCCCGCTTTCAAACCACCCTACGACTGGTTTCACCGCATCTATGCCCAAGCCCGCGAAGCCGGCTGCAAAATCCACTGCAAACCGAACCTCTTAAGCAATCCCGGTATGGAAATGCCAGACGAATATCCGAACGGCGCATGATGCCCTGGTTCCGAGTCGACGACACCCTCCACAGCCACCCCAAAATCGGCGGCCTCGGACTCGCCGCGGTCGGCCTCTGGACCATCTCTGGGTCCTACTCAGCTTCATATCTGACTGACGGTTTCATACCTCAAACATGGATTCGCAAACACGGTGGCTCAAACGGCGCCAAGCTCGCCGCCCAGCTAGTCAACGCCGGCCTCTGGTACCCAGATGACCGCGACGGCGAAAACGGCTGGTCATTCCATGATTGGGCCAAGTATCAGCCCATCAAAGCCGACGTCGAACGCCGCCGCCAGCAAACCCGCGAACGTGTGGACAAACACCGATGTAACGCCGTTACTAACAGCGTTACCAACGCTGTTACTAACGCGTTAGTAACGCCGCCCCCTAC